TCCTGCATTGATGCCTTTACCCCAATTCTCCCATAACTTTGATAAAAATCCCATAATAATCTCCTATTTCTTTTTAGTAGTTTTCTTTTTCTTCTTAACTGGTTTTGAAACTTCTTCAACAACCGATTCTTCTTCAACGATTGGTTTTTGTACTAATGCAGGTTTGGTTATTTCCATACCTTCAACATTTACTTTACCTTCATTGACTAATCTTTGTCTATTCTCTAAATGTTTTGGTTGAACCACTTCCTTGTTACCACCTGAGTAAGCAACAGCGTGTCCTTCTTTCAATAATTTAGAAGTTAGTAAATCTCCTTGTAATGTTCTGAAATCACCAAGAATACGACCAAACTTGCCTCGCATTTCTTCGTTACCATCACCTTTAACTTTAGATATTAGAGTAGCACCGTCACCTAATAGTTGTTGCACTCTCTCTTTTGCAGCTAAACCAAAAATCTTTTCGATTTTATCGCTTGTTCTTGATTCAGGAGTATCAATGCCTATAATTCTCACTCTTTCATCATTGAGCCATATACCAAAACCTAAATCTATGTCAATATCAACGGTATCACCGTCAACGACTTTTCTAATTTTACATTTATACTCGTACATTTGATTTTTCCTTTATTTTCATATAAACTATTTATAAGAGCTTTACAAAAACTTGAAAATATTGTATAATAGTAGTAAAAAAGACAAAAATACCAAAAAAGTATGGAATAATCCATTTTTTACTTGACAAGGGTCTATTTTTATTGTATAATATACATATAAATGAAAAAAACACAGAAAATAAGGGTTTTTAGAGTGCGACAAAGTGCGCTCCCTAAATTGTTGAAAAATAAAGGTTTTATTCCATGGAATAATCCATTTAGTTCTTGCATTATGTCCTATTTTAGTGTATAATATGTGTATATTATGAAAAAAACAACAAAGGAGAACAAATAATGTCTAAAACTAAAAACTACTACTGGGACGAAGCTGAAAAATTCGTAGAATCAGTCTTCGAAAACCTTAAAAAAGGTCTTATCGACAAAGACGAGGCTAAGAAAGAAATCTTAGAATCAGATGTTGCTCTTGACTTAATTGGTATTAATGAATTTAACATTGATGAAGTTATTGACGACCAGTATCTACTAGATACTGCTTAATGGTTTCCACTAGTAAAGGTTAATGAAAAAAGACTTGTTATTATCTTACTTTTACGATATAATTACTACATAAACAATTGAAAAGGAACGACTATATTATGAAAACACTAGTTACTAAAAAATCTACTTCTCTTTTATCTGGCATCAAGAATATGATGGCTGGTGCTAAAGAGAACTTTGATGATTGGACTGCTCCTAGAGACGGTCAATCTACATCTTCTTATCGTCTTGAACAACTTGCTGAGTGGGACTCAAAAACACAAATTAAAATGGGTCGCAAATACTTTAAAGTTATTCAAGATAGAAGCGCTTTTGCTTTTATCGTTAGAGAAGATTTCGACAAATTTAAAAAAGGTGATGTGTTAAAACCTGCGAGTTATAACAGACCTGCTTTAAATCAACCAAGAGGAAATGTGCTTGACGGTAATTACTTTATCGCATGGACTGGTCCTCTTTACTTAAACTAAACAGAAGGAAAACTATATTATGAATAAAATACAATTAATTAAAACTGACATTCAACAACTATCTCTGACAGAACTTAACGAACTTTCAGCTTTCATTAATGATGTTAAAGTTATAAACGCTAAGGCTTCATTGACTGTAGGACAAAAAGTTAATGTTGTTCAAAAGACTAAAAAAACTCCTGGTGTAATTACTAAAATTATGCAGAGTAAATGTCTAGTTGATATGCTTGGTAGAGTTTATAGAGTGCCAATGTCAATGTTGGAGGCCGCATGATAGAAACAATGAATGAAGTTTTAGATAAAGTTTTAGCTGATAACCTCGTTGAGACTATCGCTAACATGAATGAAGAACAAAGAGATAAATTTGTAGATACTTTTGTTTCTAAATGGCCTTTACTTGCAGGACAAATATCTTTTAATATTGAGTCTAACTTAAAAGATGTTGAAGTTAAAAACCCTGCATTAAGATTAGACCCTAATAAAAAGGCCTATATTCAAAAAGTTAAACAAGAAGATAGAGAGGTAATGAGTGTTAATTAAAATAGATGATAAAGTAAATGTAAATCAAAGAACTGCGAACTTTAGAGAAGGTATAATAACTGACATATCAATCGCAACAAGGTCAGGTGACCCTGCTGGTGAACTTGGTGTGCAGATACAAGAATATGATACCGAACTTAATTATAACGGGTCGATTGGATATGTAACAGAGAATGGTGACCAATATTGGGCATACTTCTCGCAAATTTTAAAGGATATATAATGATGACAAGTGAAGAAAAACTTTTAACGGCAGTACTAACTCAAGCAATTGAAGATACTTTGTACACAGGAAAAAGACCTAGGTATATAAAACACAAGGAAGATGCAATCGACTGGATTCTAAATGAAGAAAGTGAAGACCATTTTGCATTTCTAAAGTATTGTGCTATGATTGGTTTAGACCCGGCTAGAATACAAACAAAGGTTAAAGAATTTACTAACCCTAAATTATCTAAATCTGAAAAACTTATAATAAAACAAAATATGACAAAAGGAAGACAAGATGACAATAGAATACAAGTTTAATGAAAATAAAATTGTAACTGATGTTATGGATTATATTAATAAGACATATGGTTCTCATTATGCTAATTCAAAATATCAGGCAACTGAAATT